CTTCCTCATTCATCTTAATCTCCACTATAAAAATAGAATAAGTGTTTACCTATTCTTGTTACAAACTCAAGGTTATTTATCCAATAAGGACTAACATAGGATGCGTGATAAAAGGTAGCACCCTGTATCTCTTCATATAAGACACCATCAACAGCCATTCTAGCTACCTCCTGTGCCGTGTTAAGTGCTTGTTTATCCTTCATAATTTCTGGTCTACCATCACACCAGTAAGAGAAGGCACACCTATTTCTAATAGGATTTCCTTCCCAGTATCTACCAGCATGAACAACTTCACAAACTGTAGCAGGAAATCTATGATCTCTTACTCTCTCCATAATTACATTAGCTACAGCTAACTGTCCTATGAATGGTTCACCCCTTGCTTCAAAGTATATAGCTTCAGTTAAACATTCAATGTCACGTTGTTTTGCATTAGCTTTTGAACTTAAAGCTATACTTATTAAGAATAAAGCTAGTAGTAATTGTAACAATACCCCTATTCTAAATCCTAACTCTTTCCATATTGGTTTTGTTTTCATGCTATTCTCCTCCAATACACACGGCCTTCTTCTTCTGCCCCATAGAAATCACTAATCCAATCTCCATGTTTTAAATAGTGCCGCATAAATCTAATGTAACCTTCACATGATGCTCGTCTAGCTGTCGATCCTTTTATATTATTCCTTTCCTGTTTTCTATACTCAGTAACTAAAAGTTTATTATGGTCAATCCACTTTAATACTTTCAGATAATGTAGGTAATGATCCTCTGACATTTTTAGTAACGCTGGGTGTATTCCCTTGGTCGATAGTTTCTTTTTTGGCTTTTTGCCAGCCATCTTCTAACTCCTTAATTTTCTTATCATCATATCCTAAGATATCCACGGTTAAAATACCCCATGCTATATCTGTTTCTGCTGGTGTTAAACTTTGCTCCTCTGTTATTTCTTTTAATAGGGTACGTGCAGACCAGCCCTTAAGCTTAGAGGCTTTAGCTGCTTTCATCTTCTGTGAAAAGATTTCTTTTACACCATCCATAAAAGGGATGTAGTCAGTACGATCTACTTGCATTCTAATTCTCCCTCGTCTACAGGTTCTTCACCTTTAGGAGTATACTCATATACATTATCTATTCGCCACTCACCAGAAAATTCTTCTTCAATAAAATCTTCTGGTCTGTTTTCAGCTTCATCATACGCTTCTTGAGGAGTATCAGCTTCTACATCAAGATATGTATCTACAATAAGTGTAGCAGTTACTTTATACTTTTTAGTCATTGTCTTCTCCATCTATTTACGAAATGATTCTTTAAATTCTAAATCTTTGATACGCTCTTCTAACACAGAGGCAGCGGTATTAAATCTACCACCGTCTTGATCCATTGACTTATAGATATCTTTTAATATACCTACCTCATGTTTCAAAACATCTATCTTGTTTTGGATGTCTTTAATTACTACCACTTTGTTTTCTTCCCCAGCATTTACGCCATAGCCATGCATCTAAGTTACCGATACTTCGATGGAACCATCTAACTATTTCAAGTTTACAAATCAAGCACATTCTTTCTGTCCTGTATCAGGATCAAAGTAACAAGCAGTACCTTCCGGTTCGTTTGCTTCTACCTTATTAAGGATACCATATCTCTTTCCTGCTAATCTAAATGTAGTTACTCCTTTTAGACTTCCCTTCCAAGCTTTCGTATAGATATCTTTAAACTCAGGGAAGGTAACTTTATCTCCTACATTAATTGTTTTAGATATAGCACTATCAACATAAGGTTGGCAAGCTATTTGTGTACTAAGGTGAGCATCGGTAGTTAAATCTTCTATGGTCTGTCCCTTCTTCTTATGTTTAGCATAGACATAATCTTTAAGAAGAACGTTTATCAAACCAAACTCTGTATTAACAGTACGACTTACTTCATGAGAAAAGGTAGGTTCTAATCCACTTGATATGTTATCCGCACAGAAGCTGATAGTACCAGTAGGAGCAATAGAAATTAGATGGCTGTTTCTCATACCCTGTTTCTTAATCTTAGCTTTTAAATAATCAGGAAACCTAGAAACAAATTTACCCTCTAGATATTTCTTTGCATCATACAAAGGGAAGGTTCCTTTTGTTGCTGCCATATCTGAACTTGCTTCATAAGCTTTGTGAGTTAGAGTACGCATAAGTTTATGTAGGAACCTAACAGTAGATGAGCTACCATACTCCATCTCCATGAGGGTAAGAATATTACCTAACCCTGTTATACCCAAACCCATACGCCGTTTAAGATCTGCTTCCTTACGTTGTTCGTTAAGAGGATAGATAGTTCTATTGATTACATTATCCATAGCTTTGACTACGATAGGTATATCTTTAATGAACTGATCAAAATCAAATCGGTATTTTAGATTACTCCCAACCCGTTGTACTGCTACATATTTAACAAGATTAAAACTACCTAGTAAGCAAGCTCCATAAGGTGGTAGTGGTTGTTCACCACAAGGATTAGTAGAAGCTATAGTCTCACAATAATAGAGAGGATTCTCATCATTGATACGATTAATAAATAATACTCCCGGCTCTGCCCAATCCCAGTTAGCCCTCATGATCTCATCCCATAAAGCACTGGCATCTATTTGTTTATATACTTCACCTTTAAACTTTAAATCAAAAGGTTTTTCATTAACAACACAATTCATAAACTCATCAGTAACACCTACTGAAATATTAAAATTAGTTAAAGCATGACCGTTACGTTTAGACCTAATAAACTCTTGAATGTCGGGATGGTCTACTCGTAACACTCCCATCATGGCTCCTCGCCTATGACCAGCCGATACAATAGTTCTACAAATAGCATCATAAATGTGCATAAAAGAAACAGGACCACTAGCGGAGCTATCAAGACTAACAATCCTATCACCGTTAGGACGTATATTACTAAAGTCATAGCCAATACCACCGCCCCGGCGCATTGTTTCTGCTGCTTGTGTAGCTTTCTCCATGATAGACTGCATACTATCTTCGATAGTGCCTGATACAAAGCAGTTGTAAGCTGTAACATCTCTTGGACTTCCCATAGCTGATTGGATTCTACCGGCTGGCATGAACCGCATGTTTAATAAGATTTCTTTTAATTCTTTGAAGTGTTCTTCATCGTCTGACATATGAAGACTGATACGTGCCATACATTCATCAAAGGATTCGTTTGGTAAGCGGTACTTAGAAGCGTGAAGATCATTACAAGATGGCACAACTGGTCCGTATTTAGAAACAGGTTTCATTTTTTTATTCTCCAATAAGATGTGTAAGTGGTTGATTAAGTTAAGGTTTTTATAAGACGATTAAGATACCATTGGGCTTTCTTCAAGTCCTGAATACCATGCTTATACTCATATCTTAACATGTATTTTAAAATGTTGCCACGTAAATATCCACAAAAATGTTCACGAGGTACAGAATTTTCTATAACATCTATAGTTTCCATAGATGCTTGAGTGTAATGGGATGGGCTATGAACTTCAGGATCTTCAAATCCATGAAGAGGGCAAGCAGGATCAGGGATAGGACTACTGTCAAGTTCAACACATGAGCAATCGTTGTCAGTCATTCTTCTTTACTCTCATCTTTATCATTGATCAATACATTAATTCGTTTACGTTCAAAGAAAATTTCTTTATTAAAAATTTTCTTAACAAAGGATCGTGTAGAAACAGGTTCAATACCAGCAAGGAAACATATCTCTTCAAAGTCTGTAGCTGTTGTTCCATACTCTGTAATAAACCATTGAGTAGCTTCTCTACGATTACGTTTAACTTCTTCTGAATCATTAACTCGTTTCTCTTTTGTTGCATCAAGTAGGGCTTGATATATAACAGCAAGAAATAGTAATTGCTCTGGACTTTTAGAAGGTGCAGGATATTCTTTATCTTCAACATCTACAACAATAGAAGTACTGTTACTTACAAAGGTATTAAAGTGATCTAATAAAGAATTATATTCTTTATAAATATGAATAGAAGTTTTTATTTTTGTTTTTTTAACC